ATGGTAAAGTGCTTTCATTTGAAAATCCAACAATTGATGAGAAGGAAAAAGACAATAATCCTGGGTTACGTAGTAAAATCACCATTGCAACGGCTGGTTCAGGTGAGGTTGGACGTTCTGCAACGATTAATAATTTACACGCATCGGAAGTGGCATTTTTTCCTGATGCGAAACAAACGATGTTAGGGCTTTTGCAATCCGTGCCGGATGAATTGAATACACTTGTTGTACTTGAGAGTACCCCTAATGGTGTGGGTGATTGGTTTCACGAAATGTGGCAGAAAGCTGTTAAGGGTGAAAATGATTTTATACCAATTTTCTTACCGTGGTTTATTGAACCTTCGTACACACGTCCGTTTCGTTCTGATGAAGAAAGAGAACAATTTATAGATGAGATTAATTTAGTCACGTATGATGCAAATGGAAACGAATTGCATACGTATGAATATGAATTAATGAATAAATTTAATCTCACGTATGAGCAACTTAATTGGCGTAGATATACGATTGCCAACAAGTGTCAAGGTGACGAATCGTTATTTATGCAAGAGTACCCGGCAACGCCAGAAGAAGCGTTTATTAGTTCTGGTAGACCAAAATTTTCTATTAACGCATTAAAGAAATACCAAACTATTACTAAACCGCCGATTAGACGTGGATATTTGCGTACTGATGAGAATGGTAAAATTACATTCATCGATGACCCGAACGGTTATATATCGATTTGGAAAGAACCTGAACCAGAAACGTTTTATTGTATTGGTGCTGACGTTGCAGAAGGACTTATTGAAGGCGATTACAGTTGTGCATGTGTTGGTGATAGTGATTTTGACGTGGTTGCTATGTGGCATGGACATATCGACCCTGATATGTTCGGTATGGAGTTGATTAAACTTGGTAAATACTACAATTATGCGTATATTGGCGTAGAAAATAATAACCACGGACTTACTACTTTATCAATTATGAAACGTGAAGAATACTGGAATTTATTCTTCACCAAAACATATGACAGAATAAGTGATACGATAACACAGAAACTTGGTTGGTCAACTAACGCGAAAACAAAACCGCTGATGATAGACAAGTTGGCAGAATTTATACGTGAAATGTATATTGGTATATACTCTGATTTGATAATCAGCGAAGCGTTTACGTATATCATCGAAGATAACGGTAAAACCAACGCTCAAACAGGTTGCCATGATGATACTATAATGGCTTGTGCAATTATGTTACAATTGTTATTAGAGGGTAAAGGGGAATTTTACGTCCCTGAAATACCGATTGATCAGCGTAATAATAAAATAAAAGAAACCATCGACCCGCTGTTCGAAAGTAATTTTGAAGAAGAGTTCAGCGAATAGGAGATGGTTTTTTTGTCTGATTCTAAAGAAAGATATATGCAACAACAACTTGCAAGTTTATGGGATAGGCGTTTTAAAGATGCTATGGTTGCTAAAGCACCGTATACAAAAAAGTGGAATGATTATTGGAACGCGTATCATGGTGAATATTTTAAAAATATAAAAAAACCTGAATACAAATCAAATATGATTAGTAATTACATTTTTGCAACAGTTGAAACAATACGTCCAATTATGTTAGACAACAATCCTAAATTCCAAGCGTTACCACGTCAACCCGAAGGGTTAAAGTTTGCTAATGATTTACAAGAAGCGTTTAGTTATGAATGGGATAGGGAAAAAATGATGAAGAAATTGTGTGCTGATTTGATTACCACTTTGGTAATTGGTACATCAATCTACTTCATAACGTGGAATAGTAGTAAAAAATGCATTAATGCAATTTCTATTAATCCGTATAATCTTTTTCCTGACCCATTAGCCACGTCACTTGAAGATGCTGAATATATTATTTACGCATCATACAAAAATGAACGTGTTTTGCAGAAGAAATTCCCTAAATACGCCAAATTACTTCAAGGTGGCGATATTAAGTACGGCGAATTAGTGAATGACAACAATCAGAACGCACGTATTGATAATCAAATACTTGTTTTAGAAATATATACTAAAGATTATGAGAACGAAGAGTATCTTGATAATAGTGAAAAGAAGTGGAAAGCGAAATATCCAAATGGTAGACAACTATTGATTTGTCCAGAATTAGGATTAGTGCTTGAAGATAAGGAAATTCCTTATAATGATGGTAATTTTCCTTTTATATTGATTAAAGATTACGATATTCCAGGTAAGTTTTGGGGCGAAGGTGAAGTTGCGCAGTTACTTTCTCCGCAAAAACACATCAATGAACTTAACAATTCTATTATTGATAATGCTAAAGCAACTGCAAACATGCCGTGGATTATCGATAAAAATGCAGGTATTGGACAAGGTAAGATTACAAATCGTCCTGGTTTGATTATACGTAAAAATCCAGGTACAGAAATACGTAGAGAAACGCCGCCATCAATGCCGAATTACATTGTTAATGCTATTGAAGTGTACAAACGTGATATTGAACAAATCAGTGGAATATTTGATAGTTTGAAAGGTAATTCTGAAACTGGTGTATATACTGCACAGGGCATTTTGGCGTTACAAGAAGCTGGTCAATCACGTATCAAATTAAAAGTGAAGATACTTGAAGATGCACTTGGTGATATTGCAAACATGTGGTTAAGTAGAATGAAACAATTCTGGAATGAAGATAAATGGTTACACATTACACGTCAAGATGGTTCTTATGATTTGAAGAAGTTTGTTAAAAACGCGCTTTATTATGATTACGATATTAAAATTACCGCCGGTTCAACAATGCCTACAAATCGTGGAGCAATGTTAGATTTAATGATACGTTTGGCTCAAACACCAATGCCTGACGGACAACCTTTGGTAGATAGAGAAGCTGTTGTTAATTATTTACCTGATGAGGTAAGGACGACTTTATTACAAAGGATGGGCGATAATAATGTGCAAATGCAGCAAATCATGCAAACTATTCAACAAATGCAACAACAAATGCAACAAGTGATTCAGGAATTACAACAGAACGATGAACAAACAATTGCTACAATTGAGGATATTGTTAAAGCAATTGATAAGTTAAATAAAGAAATTTTACAAATTAAAAAAGAGTTTGCTACAATGGTAAATGAACAAAAGAAAGAAAAAGAAAAGAAAGATATTGAATCCCAAGCATATAATAATGGTTTTGCTGATGCAGAAAGATTGTACTCTTTAGACGAAGAAAATGATGATGAAGATGTAAATGAATCTGAAGGTACGATTGAAGAAGGAGGAATTCCTGATGAAATTCTAAGCGGTTTAGAATCGTTGACTGATGATGAATTGGCATTATTAGTACAGAAAAATCCTGAATTAGTTGAGATATTTAATAAAGCGGAATAATCTGATGAGAACTCACAAATCAGTGAATAATCTCAGACGAACTCCAAAGGAGGAAGAAAATGAATATTGAAGAATTTCGTGCATTAAAGGCTCAAGAACAAGCAAAGGAAAGTGAGAAAACAAACGAAACTAAAATTGAGAATAAAACAGATGATAAAAAAGTAGAAACTCCTGAAGTGAAACAGGAAGATAAAAAGGAAGAAAACAAAATAGACGAAAATAAAGAGAAACCTACGACTGAAACCAAAATACCTGAAAAGGTAATAATTGATGGAATCGGTGAGGTTTCTTTTGATGAATTGACTAAGGGTTATTTACGTCAATCTGATTACACTCGTAAAACACAGGAACTTGCAAAACAGAGTAAAGAAGCAAAAGAAGCACTTGATTTTTATAATCAATTAAAAAACAATCCACAAGTTGTTGAGAAATTAAAAGAAATTACTCCTGTTCCTTCGTCTATTGACCCTACAACTGCAAAGATTGTAGAGTTGGAAACTAAACTTTATGATATGATGTTGCAGAACGAAATTGACAAATTACAAGCCAAGTATCCTGACTTTGAAGTACGTGAAGTATTACAAGTTGCCTACGATAAGAAGATTGCCAATTTAGAAGATGCTTATTTGTTACTTAAATCCACTAAAAATATTAAAGAACAACCGGTTGATATTGAAGCATTAAAAAAGCAATTGCGTGAAGAAATTATGAAAGAATTAAATAGTCAAAAAGACACATCAACAATAATCAGTACGAATGATAACGCTAATCCAATAAAAGAAATCGATACACCTAAAATTTCTCCTGCTGAAGAAAAAGTGGCAAAGAAAATGTTTCGTGATGTTAAAAACCCCATTGCCGAGTATATCAAGTGGCGTGATAGTACACAACGAATAAAAAAATGAAAGGATTTGATATAAATGAATGAAGAATTAATGTTTGATTTACAAGCGTATTCTACTCCTGTTCAGCCTACGCAGAATAATACCATTAATTACAGTGATAGTGACTTAGAAAATGAAGAGAATTTTGGTAAGTTACTTGAACCTGGACTGAGGAAGATTTTCTTTGAAACGTATGATGAAGTTCCTGAACAATTCTCCAAGATTTATAACGTTTCGACATCTACATCAGCAAAAGAAACTGATTGGGGAATGGGTGCTTTTGGTGACTGGGAGAAAAGGCAAAGTCAATTTGATACTGTTGCATATAAAACACTTTCTCCTGGTTTAGAAAGAGTATATACACATGAAGCCTTTACGCAAGGTTTTATGGTAACGAGAGAAATGTATGACGATGATCAATATCGTCAAATCAAAAAAATGCCTAAAGCTATGGCACGTGCTGGACGTGCTAAAGTAGAGAAAGATGCTATGCAACCGTTGATTAATGGTTTTAAGGGTGAAGGTGTTGGTGAAGAGGCTTATCAGATTTACGATGGGAAAGCACTCTTCTCTGAATCACATCCCTTACTTGATAGTCCCGGCGTTGGTAAAAACCTTGTTCACGGTGCATTGTCTGATGCCACTTTGAAAGCCGCTATAAAACTGATGAGGGAAACTCCTGATGAAGCAGGTAATCTTACTGTATTCAAACCAACACGTTTGATTATTCCTCCTGCACTTGAAGATACCGCACGTAGATTACTTCACTCTTCGCAAATTGCAGGAAGTAATTACAACGATACCAATGAATATTTAACTTCGCAGGGTATCGAGATTTGCGTGATGGATTATCTTTCTGCCGCCGCAGGTGGAAGTGATACGCATTGGTTCTTACAGGATGGTGATAGACACGAATTGAACTTCTTCTGGCGTGTACGTCCTGAATTTAAGTGGCAGGAAGATTTTGATACGTTTGTTGCTAAGTATCGTGGGTACATGCGGTATAGTTACGGCGTATCTGATTGGAGAGGTTTGGTTGGCTCAAAAGGTGTAGATGAAACTGATGATTAATTTAGAGGGGAATTTTATATTCCCCTTACTCTGTTTCTCTGATTTGCTTTAAGTAAGTATTTTGAATTACGAAGGGGTTATGGGGTGAAACCCCATGCCCCTTTTTTAATATTTAAAAGGAGGTAATAATAAATGCATGATGTTTATACCTCATTGAATGGTTATAATTTAAAACTTATTGATAATGGTG